TATTTTCTACTTGTTAATGTGGTTGATCCAACTAATTCGCCTTTTAAAACTAATAACTGCGTCCCACCCATCTTCACGCCTTTAATGAATGGTTTACGTCGCGCATATGCTTCACTTAATGGCCTCCAATTGCCAAATCCCATAGTCTGCCAACGTTGGGATTGATATTGTTGATACATCGGTTTAAGTTGTCGTTTCCATAATTGAGGAAGGGATCTAACGTTCTCAATCTGTTTTAATAACCGTTCTGATACTGTGTCTTCGATCTTCTTCAAACTTATCACTATCGCCTCGGTGTTACATCTGGCACATTCCCGGCCAGAGTGCCAAATAATGGAGCCTCTGATTGACCTTGCCGCCGATAATAATCATCTCTCAGATGCAATGCTTCCTCCCGAAACTGCGCGGCCAGCTTCTCAAAACTGGATGCCGCCTTTATCAAATCCTCTTTCGGAAGATCCTCAACCCGGAATTGCTCTGAGAACATGCGTGCAAAACGGAGAGATAATTCCTGGTATGCGTCTGCGCTTCCATATTTCAATGCGGCATGTTGCAACCCTTCGGGAAGACTTGTATAATTAACGGAGCCGAATATCGCTCGCCCTGCACATTTAAGAAAAGAATCTAGCTGAGTATCATTGAACCATTGATGGTAATAGTTTGCTTCGATTGTTGCACCCTCGTCCGGAGGGGATGCCAGGGTAAAGAATCCACCCTCTACTATATCAGTTGAAACCGTTACCTTTGTATCATCCACAAAAACGCCAAGGTAATCGGTTGTATCAGTCGAAAAATTAGTCAATCGCCTATAGTCAAACGTCTTGAAATTGAGATTCGTCCCGTCTAGGGTACCGAAACATTTTTTCCTGAATGCAAGCTTATCCGTTGGCCCATCGCTTAGATGCATCCGGAGTTCACTAACCGCAGTTGTCCATGTGCTCATATTTTTTCCCCTGATGGATATAGATATAATCTTTTTTTAGAACCGATTGCTTCTTTTTGCATTCGTCAATTTCGATCTCAAAAATCGGATAATCTTCGTACTTCTTTTCTAATCGCATTGGATAATATCGATCAACTGAATGTAATCTAGTCATAAAAGGAAATGATTCTTGTAATGTCTTCACTTCATGATTTGTATACCAGAATTCGGAATTTTTCTCTGTAATTGTTTCTGTTTTTTTGGGTTCACAATTTATCAACTTTTTTTCTGAAAACTTTTCTTTATTCATTTCTCCCCCGTTATTTAAAAGGAAGGATACATCCTCCATGATGTATCCCCCCAAATATCGTACTAACGATATTATGCTGATCCGTCGCTGCCTTGAAAGCAGAATCGGGGATCGATAATGTCGGCGTTGCAACGCATCCGACCCTTGAAACGCATGACATCCATTTCAAAGGATTGACCCGCGTTCGGGGCTTCTGCGACAACGCTTGCGGCTTCACGCATCTGGACGATGAACCAAGGTTTCTTTGTATCCATAAGATACCAAGCCGTGGAATCACCATTTACGGTGCCATCGTTTTTAAACATGAACTTTGAAATCAGAGGCTTAAATAGACCCTGCAATGGGTTGATTGCTCCCCATGCTCCGACCGGACCCGCACTGGTTCCGACCGTAGAAGGCCAAAAAGCAGAGTTTGCCAACGCAGCGGCATCGTATTCCTTTGCAGGACCGATGAGCAATGAGTCTGGCATAACCGCCATTTTCAAGCCGAGTAAATTCTTCTGGCTTAAAAGTTTTTGACGTGCGGTTTGAAGGGCAGCCTGAGTTAACGCAGCGGCGCTAGATTTTGTAGCTCCACCGCCAACTAGTGCTGTACTCCAGGGCCAAGAAGATTCGGTTGAAGGTTTGGTTTCTGATACTGGCACATGAAGCTCTGCATAGTCAACTCCGCCACTGATAGAAGCAAGTTTTCCCATGACCAGAACTTCGAGCAGGATCTTCATATACTCACCGAGGAGCCCGGCCTGAGTTTGCACCTGTCCGGTTTGATCGTCCTCGTTCAGCTCCCATTCCACCGCAAAGATCGAACCGTATTTCCGATTCTTGAGCTGAATATCCATACCTGCCATATGCACTTCGCTGTATTTTCCCTGGCGAGCGACTTCTTTCGGGAATCCTACGCCATGAAGCGGAGCGTATATTTCGGTGTCTTTTTTAGACTGTGTAACAGTTGCCCATTTGTCGAATGTGGTATCGACAACCTGGTACATGTTATTCACAATCGTCTGAATCCCGGAACGGAGCAATTGAACGAAAGCCGAGGAGCTGTCAGCTTCACGGAACTTCTCACTCTTCGAAATCTGATTCATCGCTTCTTTGAAACTGAAGCTGTCTTCTAGAACCGGGAATCTCTTATCGTCGTCCATCTCGAAGCCAAATGACTTTTTGAAAGATTCGCGCATCTTCTTTTGCTCTTCGGCTGTCTTGAGAACGCTTTCGATTACCTTTTTGTTCTTTTCCATTAAATTCATATGTCACCCCCTACAGAACCAGCGTGTCGCCAGGATAACGATGACCGAGCATTACTTCGATCTCCTGTCCGGCAGCAGCTGATGCAATTGTTGGACCCTGATAGATTCCAATCGATTTTGACCCAGAAGTTGTGACATAATATGCCCCGCCTGTCCCGTAAGGATATACATCCTGTCCGGGTACCCATGCATCGGATGTCTTCGAAACGAGTTTCACGACAACGCCGCTTACCGGGCCGGGGATCTTGCCGGCAGCAATAGCCGCATCATTCTCGGTCGAATACGGCTGTTTTACAACGCCGGATACGACTGTGACACGGGAAATGCCGAGAACATATTGGCCTGTAGAGCTTCCACCGATTGCCCCAACTAAATGGCCGCTTGTATCGATCTCAATCAAATCGCCTTGATTGAAGCTGATCGCAGAACTAACAAGAGCCGACACATCGTCAAATACGCTAGTCGGCGCGATATTCTTTACAATCCTGTCTGGACTTTTCATTTTTGTACTCCTTATTTACGACAATTTGAGAAATCAAACCCTGAATTCCCGGACTCATAAGACTGTTTCTCCGGCACATTCCCGCCGCTGGCCTCACTGCCAATAGCGCAATTGTACGCTTCGATAAACATCTTGAATTGCCCGTCGAAATCGGATTTGTTTTTCCCTTTGAAACTCTCCCTAAACTTTTTAGTCGCGCTCCGAGGGAGCTTGGATTCGGAGAGCGTCTTTTCCATATGAACATTGAGATCATGTTTCGCAAGTTCGGCCTCCAGTTTGGCTACCTTTCCCACGAGCACGATACAATGTTTACAGCCTGAAGATTCTTTTTTACCTTTTTTTGCTTCCTCTTCTTTTTTCGCAGCTTCTTTCTTCGCCACTTCATCTTCTTCGGATTCTGTCTCTTCTTCTTTCTTCGGAAGGGGTTGGCCGCATTTTTCACATTTTTCAACTTCGGCCTCATCTTCGTTCTCTTCTTCAGAGGCTTCGTTCTGTTTCTTAGCCTCTTCCTCTTTCTTCGAAGCTTCTTCTTCGCTCTGTTTCTTTGACATTGACTTCGCGGCCTTAACATGCTTTGCAGCGGCTTCAAAGGCTTCCTCGCCCTTCAAACCCATATCTTCATAAGCAGCGGCAGCGCGTTTTACTTCAGCCTCAGTTTCCTCGCCCTCATCGTCCTTCAGATATTTGTCGATCATTGACTTTATCAATTCGACATCCTTTGAAGCATCCGGATGATCGGTAGGAATGGTGTCGGCTTGTTTCGCTTTTGGATCCATCTGTTCCTCCAACATTGTTAAAAACTTTCCTCCTGCCCCGGCCTGCGTGACAAGATCACAGGACACGGCATCGGTTATTCGTTGAGTTATTTTGACTTCCATGATTCCTAATTCTTTTGCCTTGAGAAGCTTTTCTTGACAAGGCATCGGTGCTATCTTTATGACCTCATCAATCGTTGAAGGGGTTATATCCCCGTCAGCATTGATCGATAGCCCCATATAATCTTTATCCGGATATTTAGCCGAATACTCAAGCGCGTGTTTCATCTGCGCCCGCGCCCACCCATAAGCGGGATCGTCAACCATTACAACGTCGCCGATGAGATAAGTGCATCCATTTTCTTCCATCGTGGATACGTTCTCATAGTGACCGATGCTATCACGCACACTCCGTTCCGGACGGTCATTCTCTTCGCTACGTGAAGGGTGATCTGCAAATATCTTTTTCGCCTCAAATACTGGGATCGCGCTTTGTAATGCTTCCTTTGTGTAATAATAAGCGTCGCTGAGATTACCGAGCCCCTCTTGAAGTAGAATAGCCCTGAAACGCTTCCCGGTCTTTTGAGTATCGTTTGTCTGTTCTTTTATTTTACAATTAAACCGCATATAATAATGGTCTCCTGAATCTAACTAAAATGTCAACCCTCTGTCCCTCTAATGGTATCACCTGAGGCTCAAACTTGCATTTCTTTAAATCATATCCCTCGGATGCCGCGATGCGTTCGCATTCTACAAGGGACTGACAAGTATAGTTCTCGAAGGCGTAATATTGTTTTCGAAGGAATGGCCTTAGAAGTGTTGTAGAGTAATCGATCATGCCTAGTTTTGAATCGTCTTTGCCGAGATAATAATCACGGTTTTTCATGAACTCTTCAAACGTAGGTGCATTGAATTTCTTCGGATCTTCAATAATATCTTCAATCGTTGCTGGTATGAATTTGTCCATATTTACCCCGCTGTGTAGTTTTGATCTTTAATGTCTGTCTTCTCATCCGATGTAATCGACGATGTGCTTAGTGGCGTATCCGTCGCATCCGGAGACATCGGCTGTGCTACTGGCATTGTCTTTTGCTCGGTCTTTATCGTCTCAACTTCACCCTGGAAATCAAAATCAGTAATCCCCATCTCCTTAGCTGCGATCTCGGCAGCTCGCTCACGGCTGATCCATCCTTGGGCTTCTGCAAGCGCGAGATCCTTTATTTTCTGGCTTCTGTCTTGGGTTATAATCTCAGGGAATGATACCTCGACCTTCACGTTTTTATACCCGGCCCATTTAAGGAATCTATCCGATATCTTAAGAATGATATTCTCATAGACCTTTTGATCTTCCTCAAACATCTTCGCTACGGGTTCCGTTGCAACAATAGCTCCGGCCCTGGTACTCCCGCCTTGGATATGGGTTCCGAAATAGCTTATCGGCAATCCGCTACCCATAGCGATCATGCTCAGCGTCCATTCGAACGTGCTGAAATTCCCGCTTCCCGCCCCGGATGAATTATTCAGGTATTCTCGTTGAACCTTCTTTGTATGAACGAACTCGCTTGCTGCCGGAGGGAGCGGCCCTAAAGCATTCTGGCTATTTATGTATGATGTAATATCAGCCTGACTTCCTTCTATTGTTGTATCGATACACCATGCAGAATCCTTGATCTGACGGACAAGATTATAATTTACAGAATCTCGCAGGCGTTTTAAATATCCAAGTATCTGAACCAAATCTGAACGGCCCCGCTTCTCATTTGAAACGCAGTTCTTTTTGAAATGCATAATTAGATCGGCCGGGATCTGGTCGTAAATGAATTTCATCGAAGGCACGACGCCGCCGGTATAAATTTGATATTGGGTTGGAAAAACCTGCTGATAGAAAATAACTCTTTTTATGTCCTCCGGGAAGGTCACGATTTCCCAAATTGTCGAAGGATCGATAAGCCGGACTCGCGGTAGTATTGCTCGTAGTATATCTTCTTCTGGTAATCGGTAGGTGAGATTCGCTTGGTTATCCGGAAGCCAATAGACCATGACCTCACCATAGGTCGGGAACTCTGTCGCAACGTCGTCCATCATGCGGTAGAAGTCATTTGCCTCGAAGAATGCCATAAGCAGGGCAAGTGCTCCCTTGTCTTCGCAGTCAACCCGGAATCCCTTTCCCATTGTGAATTGACGGTGAGTGTGGATGATTCGTTTTGCAACTGGATCGTGGTTAACGGAAAAAAATGCTTCCTGATGCATCTTTATAAAATCCGGGAAATAGTAAAGCTGTTTGCTGAACGGGCCACCAAGTAGGGGAACAAAATCCTGACCGATCGAATTACCGTAATAATCATACTGATCGTCTTGGAAGTAATCCACGCTCTCACGGAAACGGGTTATCTTATTCCCCCGGTTCCAGGCTTCGAGCAATGATTCCCGGTTCATCCCGTGTCGCTTGATAAGCTTTCGATTCGGTGCCATGTAGTGCTGGTTTGCATCGATAAGCGCGTTCTCATCGGATTCGAGATATCGCATCAGGCATGGGATTGAGTGAATTGATTCAGGCGCGTCACCGATCTGCCAAGGCTTGAATTTAAAATCATATTCATACCGATTGAGATCAATAACTTGATTTTCTAAAACATGCGCTATTTGTTTATCTTTAACGTCTTCTTCATCACGGACGAATTCATCCATTTAACCACTCCTCAAAGCTTGAATAATCAAACTGTTCGGCTTTTGTTTCGTCTATTTTTTCAAAAAAGGGAACGCTCCGACAGCGGCAATTGAACCCGCCCGGAGCGACAGTTGATTGATCCTCGAAATCCCCCCACTCATCCTTCAGTTTAGCTTCGATCTCGGTTGAGGTCAATCCATCTTTTGCAGCATGTTCTGGACGCGTCTTGTCATCCATGACAGCGATCCATATCAAATCGGTCACCCCGGCCTCATCAGCGGCCTGCAGGGTGCCTTCCTTTATTTGCTGAAGGAAGTCATCTGTCACGTAGCGCTCGACCTCCCATGCGTAGGTTTCATCAGTTGTACGAGGAAATCTCCCGTCTCGACCGACAAACCGGAATGGCGGGATATAAGCTGACTTATATTCGTCTAGGATATCCTCCCACTCGGCATCGTTTATAAAATCCGTTGATGCCGAGATCCTTTTCTCTTTAATGATTGGATCCGCTTCTTTAACGCGGGTGAAAATCTTTTTGAACTTCCTGACCTGAGGAAGCACGCTATTCAATCTCTTATTCAAATCCGCGACCGTTTCACGTGAAACATATGCTCGCTCGATCTCCTCGGTCATTCGATTCTTAAACCTATCGAGCTGCATCGAGATCACGGCATTAACTTGCTTTCTATCACCTAGTATCCTTATGTCATGCCGAGCTGTTAAATCTTTACCAGAAACCCTAGCCAATGCCTCAATCTCGCCGGCATAGCCCAAGGTCCCAGCAATACGCCGGAGTCTTATCACATTGTCTGTAATCTTCTCGGCTAGGTGACGGAACTCATCCCACATGATCCAATAGATACTATCGAGCATCTGCCGGGAAGTAGAGTTGATCTCTGTAATCTTTCCATAGTAACCTAATATCATGTGGATAAGTTTGTCGAACGTATACGCGGCATCGATTGAATTCTTTTGATGCGTCTTTCTGAGTATAACTTCTAGGTATTGATCCCGATCTCGGATGAAGTCTACATATTGTCTTGGAATCCGTTTCAGCGCCGTATAACCCCCAGGCCAAAGTATCCAGATACGCTAATATTTATTGCCATCTGAATCCCAATGGCATTCCCTATGACGGTGTCGTCATGTTTCCCCACTATCGCTCCAAGTTTGCCCTCATTGTTTACAAATGTCAAACATTCTTGAATCGTTATCTTATCAGAGATACAATTCGGATTCGAATCAATAACATCACGCATCGCGTTTAACATGATCGGCTTTGTCGCGGAATTCGTTAGCCACCCTGCCCGGTCGTCTGTATGCTGATAAAGATTCGGATAGTTCATGTGCTCGGATCCAAGCTCTAATAATACAGCGTGTCCATGATTATTACGCTCGACGCCGAGAAGCGCACACGTACCGTCGTTATTGTTCCTATACCTACTACCTAGTTCAAATAACGCGTGTGCAAACTCCGAGGGCTTGAAATTCCCGCGCAGCGAAGCCACTTGACGCATTGTCTCCTTACACCATACCCCCGCAGCCGATAAGTCTCCACCTACACCTTCCGCCGTATCCGCACCGATGCCGTAGTGATAATCGCTATTAGGACGCTCATAAATGGTCAGGGATTCGTTTTCTTCTACCGGGATGGGTAAAGATATCAACCGAGCTTTCAAACGTTCCTGATCGAAGAATGGGTTGCCAGAGGTCAGGAAACAAGAGATATCGTTTTCCGGGTATTCCTGTAGGAACAAATCCTTTAGCTCCGCCTGTTTTATTCGCCGGAAGGCAATCTGTTCAGGCGTAATCTTAATTCCATGAAGACGCGATGTGTCCAAAATGAACCGATCCTCATCCGGGGTTATCGCAATGTTGTCGCAGCTTATCGCATATTCATCATGAAAGAACCAAGGATAAAAAAGCTTTTTGAAAACCGAACCCGGATCGATCCAATCGTCATAAAACCAATTCATCCCGTTCGGCGTGGTCTCTAAGACGATAATACCGTCTGTCGGGACCGTTTGCATTGTCGCACGAAGTGAATCCGGATCGTCGATGAATGCGGCCTCCGAGACATGCAGATACTGAATCGTATCGCCCCGAGACGACAAGTCCACATAGATTTTCGAATCAATTTCCGGGAATCTGAGTTCATACTTTGACCCTCCTCCTTTTCCGACCTCTGGTTTAAATTTTGGATCCATATGCTTATAAGCAAAGCTGACGATCTCAAACAACTTATTCAGCGCGTCCTGTTCATGCGCGAGTATACAAGTTGTCGTGTTTTCATTGAATATCGCATGATCGAAGCCCCTCAATATAGATGCGGTGCTAACGCCGAATTGTCGAGACTTCAATATCTCAACCCGGTTTGATCCGATATCTAAAATCTTTGTCTGTATCTTATTTTCTTTAAATTGGATTTTATTCGATTGCTTGTCTTTGATCCAATAAAGATTATTTAACCGCCAACGTCGGTCAGAAACTATTTCTCCGAATCCTTCTTTTGTTTCAATGACTTTATCACCTCGATAACATCGATATGCCTGAAATCAAACTTCTCATTTCCTGTAGTTATATCCTGTTTTTCTTTCTGGTCAA